AAAGATGAAGTAGTGTATATAATTGATAATTCATCAAATGATGTTGACTGGGCACATAGAGTTATACCTGAAACCGTAGGGCAATTCACCGGAGTTGCGGACAAAAACGGAAAACGAGTTTTTGAAGGGGATATATTCCAATATGAGCAGCATTTCAAAACAGAAAAAGCATGGATAGGAATAGTAAAATACAGAAATACATACGACTACTATCGTGCGTGTAATGACTGTGGTTTTGTTATAGAGTGGCAAGACGAGTCGATAATGACACCACGAGAAGATTTATTATACTGGTGCGGTGACGGAAAATCAGCCAGTGTTATAGGCAACGTATATGATGACCCCGAATTATTGGAGGAATAAAAATGAACAGAAAGGAAATAACAAGATTCTTAAGTGAGTTACTTGTCAAAAAAAGATTATCTGGCATGGGTAAATACTATGCGAGTGAGGTCACTATGGATTGGTACATTGGCAAAATAACACATACAATGCGACGTGTTGATTTTATACAGTTTGTACCTAAAAATCAAACTGTAAGTGGTATAGAACATGGCGATTTTTATTTCTATGAGGTAAAAAGCTGCAAAGAAGATTACAATAGCGGGAACGGTTTGACTTTTGAGGGTGATAAAAATTATATTATCACTACGGCAGAAACATACAAGAAAATTATCAAAGATGTAGACTATGATGTCGGTGTACTTATAGCGTGTCCGGTGCTAAGAGAAATTAAAGATGAAATTGAAAATCCTACGCAAATAGACGGTAATATAGATGATTGGATACTCAAGACTGCGAAAAACGCACATAGTAAAAATCGTGAGCGACCATTGTCACAACTTCTATTTTTCATGCTGCGTTCGGGAAAGTGAGGAATAAAAATGATTATAAAATTACCGATGGGTGTAACTGTGGATACAAGTAATATACCAAATAATTTTGGTGTAATTATTCGTGACAGCTTTAGAAAATTTACTGACGGAACTAAAGAAGAATACCGATATGAAGATAAGCTAAGGTTTATAGATTGTTGTGTTGCATATATGAGTCGTTCAAACGACGCAGACGAAGCTGTACAAGATATAATACTTGGCGAAACAAAAAGACGAATGAGCGAAGACGGAGAATTCCCGAATAAAAGTGATTTTGAGAGTCTTGAATTTATGAGTATTTGCTACGAAATAGGACAAAAAAGTGCAAAATTATGCTCAAATGAATATGGGGATGATAAGCATGATAATGAGGCTGCGTTGAAGTTACTTGCAAGCATTGTAAAGATTGTTATCAATTTTTGAGGAATGATGAATAAAACGGAGGAATAAAACGATGACAGTATCAGAATTATTAAAATGTTTAAAGGCATTAGAAGAAGACGGCAAGGGCTATTATAAGGTGTTATTTAAAGGATGGGATTGGTTTGCGGAAATACATATCACTCATCTGGACATACCTGCAGAGGAACTTATATTGAAACTGTAGAAAGCGAGGAAAAATAAATTAAATGGTTGAGTGGGAAAAAATCAAAAAATTGATGAACTGCTTCCCGAGAAGTATTATAAATCATAATGGTGAATTTATAGCAAGTATAAAAGAAAATGAGTATTTTATACTTGAAAGTTGCAAAGATGAGCGTGAAATAAAATGCAAAGTTTTAGCGTGGTTTTCAAGAGGCGCTCATAAAACACAACATTATAATTCAAAAAAGAAAAATAATGAATACCATCAATTTATGATTGACGGAATAAACAGGTATCTCGGAACAAACTTTGATTTTCAAGATATGGATATTATTTACACAAAACTCGGTAATGATGTTAATCGACCACTATGTGAAAAGTTTATTGACAGTGGATATGATATGAATATTTTGATTTCTAAATTAAAACAAAGGCTTGACGAGGTGTAAAATGATAAAATTATTAGCAATGCTCGTCACAGTTATAATAATTGTGATAGACATTAACAGAATGTGAGGTGGGCAGCAACCAATGAAGAATAAAGTAGCCGAACGTGCGAAGAAAAAAAGACGTGCGTTAAAAGAGGCGGAACGACGTAAAGAACAAGAAAATTTACTGAAAAAATTTAATGAGATTGCCAAAAAACACGGTGTGAATAATGTAAAATACAACAAACAAACATTGTGGCAAACATTTATGAAAGTCGATAAAGAAATGGTTAAATTAAGCATTGTATATAGCGTTATGGCAGTTGCATATTGTTTAAGAAAAACATTCGGTTGGGGAAAAATTAAGATATACAGATATGCTGTGGATATGAACAGATATATTACTTCTGTCGGCAAGCAAGACAGAGATATTCCGGCATTAAATGATGAATTGAGAACAGAAGCAGGAATTGACTGTACCAAAATTTTTGAGGGTTATAAGCCATATATGCTAAAAAAGGTAAGTCTTCAAAAATCGTCAGAAGCAGAGGCTATGTTTGAAAAAATTAAGTATATATTACCTATGGTTATATATCCGTTGTATTCAAGAGAGGGGTGGAAACAAAAACGAATGAACCGCTTAGGACAAGCTTTGAAGAAAACCTTAATTGATATTTTAGAAAGTGATGAAATCGATAATATCAAAAGGACCATGTATGAAGAGTGCGGTCTTAAATTCTATGATGACGGAAGAGTGGATCCTAACTAAATGCTATTATGGAGAGCCTTCGAACTCCCACAACCAACATAGGAATCGGAGGTATGAAAAATGCAGGCAGAAGAAAAAAGAATTATAACTGATGAAGAATTAACCGAAATAGTGAAAGTAGCTGCCAAAGCAGGGGCTGACGCAGCTATGGAACACTTCAAAGCGGAAAAACTCAAAGAAAAACGTAACCGAAAGGATAGAAGATTACATAATACCAAACTATTGATACGTCATTATAGGACATTTAAAGAGTATGTTAATAATGCGGTGTTTGAATGTGAAGAGTCGAACGAAGATGCACTCGGTGCCATTGAAGAATTAATGTGGGAGCCACGAGTGACGTCTGACATGATTGTAGAGTCAATCAAACGAAGTGCAGCCAGAACACAGATTATCATAAATCATATAGACGGAATGATTAACGTGTATCAAGATATGTGTCAAAAGTCAAACAGTGAAATGAAAATACGTCGTAGCAAGGTGCTGTATGATATGTATATATCTGATACAGTTTATTCAAAAGAACAAATTGCAGAGATGTATTTCATTGATAAACGGACAGTGTATAAGGATATAGACGCTGCCTGCAAAGAATTAAGTGTATTGCTATTCGGAATAGACAGCATTAATTAGGGCACAAATAGGGCATTGACTCGGCTATATGGATATGATAAAATAGTATTAGTAAAATTCTAAAATAATTAAAAAAGTCCATTTATTCAATTTGCGAATAAATGGACTTTTTTATTGTCGGAAAGGAGAATTAGAAATATACGCTCCCTCCTAACACATTTATAAACTTAGGAGGATGTATATGGAAAGTACAATAGTTATGCGCAGTGTCAGTGCATTAAAATGTTATGAAAATAATCCAAGACACAATGAAAATGCGGTTGAAAAAGTAGCAGAATCGATTAAGGAATTCGGTTTTTTAGTGCCGATAGTAATTGATACGAATGACGTGATTATAGCAGGAGAAACCCGTTTAAAAGCGTCTAAACTGTTGCAGCTTGACAAAGTACCATGTATTATAGCAGACGAACTCACAGATGAGCAAATAAAGGCATTTCGATTGATTGAAAATAAAACATCTGAATTTGCAACCTGGGATTTTGAAAAGCTGCAGGAAGAACTAAAGGCTATTGACATAGACATTGGACTGTATAATTTCCCGGAATTAGATGATGTAGAATTAAATGTTTCCGATGACGATTTTTTAAAGGATACGGAAATAGTGAGGGAACATCATAAAAAGACAACAACGTGTCCTAAATGTGGTGAGGTGTTTGAACCATGAGAGTATTTCTTGCATCCACAGGATCCGGTATGTCAAAGGAATTAAGGGATAAGACGGTTAAAATATGTCGGCCGAGATATATACTTGAAACTTTTTTCAACGGTGAAAAATCGTGTCTTGAGGCTATGAGTATTTCGGGAAATGATAATTTCTTGCTTGACAGCGGAGCATTTTCATATATGAACGGTGCACAGGTGACATTGCAGCAAATGGATAGTTATATTGACAAATATATAAAATTCATAATCAGTCACAATATCAAACATTATTTTGAAATCGATGTTGATAATATTTTTGGTCTTGATCGCGTTGAGTTTTGGCGGAACAAGATGGAGAGCGCAATAGGTTATCAATGTATTCCTGTGTGGCATAAAGGCAGGGGCGTTGAATACTGGAAACGGATGTGCAAAAAATACTCATATATAGCGATAGGCGGATTAGTATTCCATGTAAAGAAGCAGGAATATGAATTAATACGACGATTGGTTGAATATGCGTATTATCGTGGTGTAAAGGTACATGGCTTAGGTTTCACGAAAACACGAGAATTGAAAAATTACAAGTTTTACAGTGTAGACAGCGCAAGCTGGGTAGTGTCGGCCACAAGAGGACAACAAATACACTTTTTCAAAAATGGGTATATGAAAACTCGGCAGTTAGAGAAAAAAGGGCATAAAGTAGATTTACCACGATTGGTAGCTCATAATATGATAGAGTGGACAAAATTTCAAAAATATATGGATGGAGTGAATTGATTATGAAAAAGAATACATTTAATTTAACACTATTAACAGGAATATTTTGCTTAGGGCTTATAACGTCCAACTTATTCGGTGGTAAGCTTATAAGCGTCTTAGGATTAACCGTTGCGGGTGCGATAGTAACATATCCACTCACATTCTTGACAACTGATATTATCGGTGAAATATGGGGAAAGAAAGAGGCGAACGATTGCGTTAAAGTAGGTATAATTGTTCAAGTCGGCTTTTTGATATTAGGGTATTTATCATTGAAAATACCAACATTATCGCAAACAACTCATTTGCAAGAGTGTTTGACAGCAGTATTAAATCAGGGAACAAGAATGACGTTCGCAAGCCTTGGAGCATTTGCAATAAGTCAGACAATGGATGTTATTTCATTTCATTGGTTAAAGAATAAGACGAACGGAAAGTATAAATGGTTAAGAAACAATGCAAGTACAATGAGCAGTCAACTTATAGATACAGTTATTTTTATAACTATAGCTTTTTACGGTGTAGTTGATAATATAATACTTATGATATTTGCTCAATACTTAATTAAATTAATTTTGGCGGCATTAGATACGCCGTTTTTTTATTTCTTCACAAGACGAAGAAAATGCAAAAATTAAGGAACGAATTATAGGGAGGTGTCTAAGGTGGCACGAGTGCCTAATGAAAAAGCAGCGAAAGCAGAGGCTATGTATCATGACGGTATGAAACTCGTGGATATAGCAAGAAAACTTGACGTGCCGCCGGGTACTGTCCGAAGATGGAAAAGTACATACCATTGGGACGGAAATCCTAAAAAAAAACAAAACGAGCGTTCGGATAATAAAAGCGAACGTTCGGAAAAAACAGAAACACGTCATAGAGGCGGTCAGATAGGTAATAACAATGCGTTAAAGAATGCAACCTATGCCAGTGAATATTGGAAGAATATCAGTGATGAGGAACGACCGGTAGCCATACAGATATACGGCAAAGATACCGAAACCATGGTGGAAGCCGCCCGCATCGTAGAGGAGGCGCGTCCGGATATTCTCGATATTAACTTCGGCTGCCCCGTGAAGCGCCTAGCCGGCAAGGGAGGCGGCGCAGGGCGTGTG